ACACGCACGACGCCCCGGGACAGACCTTCCGGGGTCTCATGCCCGACAACGTCGCCGGCGCGCAATGTGCCGTCGATTCCACGATCACGAATCTCCTCATGAACATTCCGCAGCCGGGCGCGCAGTTCGAGACCGTCGAGGCTCCGGGGCTCGGCGGGCTCATCTTCGCCATCAAGTTGAAGCTCCAGTTCGGGGAGATCACTGGCGTCGACGCCGGCACCGACCTGAAAGACGCGTGCTTCCGGCTCGACGTCAAAGGGCTCGTCCATGTGCCGAGCCCGGTGACGTTCACCGATGGCTGCGGCACGCACATGCTGAACGTCGGGCAGCCGAAGTATGCGTGCGTGCTCGGGCCGCCGATCGGCAAGACGCTCGTCTGCTTCGCCGCCAAGAACGCCGACGGCGCGCTCCCGCCACTGCCGCCGGGCTTCGACCGGCTCGAAGACCTGTGCACGCTCGTCGACGTGCTCTAGTCCAGTGAACAGCAAGACCGAGGAGGAGATGCGCATGTGGGAGGAATACCAGCGCATCGAGATGGAACGGCGCATGGGACTGCGACCGAGCCTCAGTCGCCCCGTGGGACTGAGCAAGCTCCCGGAATGACGCTCGGGGAATGGCTCCTGATCGGATTTGCCGTGCTCGTCCTCGTTGGCGGCGCGCTCTTCCTCGACGCGTGGTGGCGCGGTAACGGCGACTGACATGGGCTTGCTGCTCCTCATCCTATTGCTGCTGTGGGTCTTCGGCGGCCTGCCCCAACTGGGCTTGCACCAGTACGGCTGGGGGCCGTCCAGCATCGGCGGCATCATCTTGATCGTGGTCGTCGTCTTGCTCCTCACCGGGCGCCTATGAGTGTCCGCGTGCTGCACGGCGATTGCCGTGCCATCCTGCCGACGCTGCCGGCGGCGTCGGTGCATTGCGTGGTGACCTCGCCGCCGTATTGGGGCTTGCGGGACTACGGCGTCGAGGGGCAGCTCGGGCTCGAGCTGACGCCCGAGGCGTACGTCGCGGCCATGGTCGGCGTCTTTCGCGAGGTGCGCCGCGTGCTGCGCGACGACGGCACGCTCTTTTGCAACATGGGCGATTCGTTTGATGACAAGCAGCTCGTCGGCATGCCGTGGCGGCTCGCCTTCGCCCTGCAAGCCGACGGCTGGTTTCTGCGCGCCGACATCATCTGGGCGAAGCCCAACCCCATGCCGGAGAGCGTCACGGACCGGCCGACGAAGGCACACGAGTATATCTTTTTGCTCTCCAAAGCCGCCCGGTATTTCTACGACGCGGACGCGGTGCGGGAGCCAATGACGGAAGCGCCGGAGGCGATTCTTGCCCGCGTGCGCCGAGCACAGCGGGGGACGGCGCGCGGTGGTGCAGACGTCGATAAGCTGGAACGGTGGTCGATTCGGGAAGCATACGTGCCTGCCGGCCGGAATCTGCGCTCCGTCTGGACGATTCCGAGCGCGCCCTTTCCCGACGCCCACTTCGCGACCTTCCCGCCCGCGCTGGCGTCGCGCTGCATCCAGGCGGGGACGAGCGAGCGCGGCTGCTGCGCGGCGTGCGGGGCGCCGTGGGCGCGGCAGGTCGAGGTCAGCGGCGGCACGATCGGCAAATCCTGGCACGATCACGCGAACGACCTCGCGCGAGGGCATCACGCCTCGGGGCCTGGCTGGCGGGATGCGGCGGCAGGCTGGGAACGAGATTACCGGCGCACCGAGAAAGGCTGGCAACCATCCTGCGCCTGCGACGCCCCCGTCATGCCCTGCACCGTCTTGGATTGTTTCGGTGGCAGCGGCACCGTCGGCGCCGTCGCCGAGCAACTCGGCCGCCACTCCATCCTGATCGAGCTGTCGGCGGCGTACGTGCGAATGGCCGAGGAGCGCACGGCGCAGATGGGACTCTTCGCGCAAGCGCCGCAGGCGGTGGCGGGATGAGCTGGCGCGTTGCGAAGGCCCTCGAGGTCTTGCGGGACGAGATCGACGCCGCCGCGCCGCAGCGCTCGCGGGCGAGTGACGGCGCGATCGGGGATCAGCGGCATCACGCCACGACGAGCGATCACAACCCGTGCGACTGTCACAATGTGGTTTGCGCCCGCGACGTGACCCACGATCCCGCCGCCGGTTTTGACTCCTACACATTCGCCGAGTGGCTCCGCCATCGCGTCCTCGAAGGCGACGAGCCGCGCGTCCGCTACGTGATCTCCGACGGCAAGATATTCTCCGGTGAAGGGCAGCACTATCCGGTCGGCAAATGGCGCCCCTACAGCGGATCCAATAAACACGCGCATCACGTGCACGTGTCGGTGAGGCACGGCGATCAATACTACGACGACCCGGCGCCGTGGCACTGGCCGCCGGATGAATAGGGTACCATGCGCGTCGTCGTGACTGGCTCCCGAGATTGGCGAGATGGGCGCGCGATTCAACGTGCACTTGCGGCGCTGATTGACCGGGCTCCGGTGACCATCGTTCACGGCGACGCGCGGGGCGCTGACAGACTAGCGGATCACGCGGCGCATGTGCTCGAGCGATGGGGCTATCGTGTGGAGCGTTTCCCTGCCGATTGGCGGACCCATGGACGCGCCGCCGGCCCCATTCGCAACCGGCAGATGTTAGAGGCCGGCGCCGATGCAGTATTCGCCTTTCCCATGCCAGGATCACGCGGGACGTTGGATTGCATGATCGAGGCGCATCGGCGCGGCATCCCCGTGTGGATATGGACGGCGGAGAGGATGAAACGATGGGGACCGCATGAGGAGGATACGTTGATGAGTCGCACCCCCGAGGACGAGGAAGAGCACCTCCCCCCCGACGACGAGGAGCAGGAGATCGAGAACGAAGAGGAAGCGGAGCCGTCGGCGCCGAAGCACCCGAAATAGGCGGTGCCGTTCCTCTCCAGCAGCTCGCTGGTCGAGCGCCCCGACCCGCGCACCAAGGCCGGGCAGCCGTTGCCCGGCGTCACGGAATGGGACTGCCCGCGTAACGGCGTCCACGTCGTCGAGGTCCACTACACCGCCGACCCGCACAAGCGCGACCCGCAATGGAAGCGGGAGGCGCAGCGTGGCATGCCGCCCCGCGGCTGGGCGCGGGAATTCGAAATCGCGTGGGACCTGGGCGGCGGCGATCCCGTCTTGCCCGAGTACGTCCCGAGCCAGATGCGGCGCGAGATTCCGGTGAACACTGCCGGCCGCATGCTGCGGGGGTGGGATTTCGGGCAGGTCTGTCCGGTGACGATCTTCGCGCAGGTCGACGCCTGGGGCCGCCTCCTTATCTTAGGTGAGCTCGTGCTCGAGCACGCGAGCTTGACGGCGCAGATCGAGTCGACCAAGGCGATGACGCTCGACCTCTTGGGCGCCACCGGGCCGGTCTACGACGCGGGCGACCCCGAGGCGTTGCATGAGATGGAGCTCGGGTCGATCCGCCGCGAGCTGCTTAAGGCGGGCATCATCCTCCAGACGTTTGGTGGTGGCTCCGGCTCTGATCGCAGCTACGAGCAGCTCCGCCAACGCATGCTCCGTCGGGTGATGGTGCCCGGCGAGGCCGAGCCCTCCCCCGCCTTTTTAGTCTCGCCCCGTTGTCCGATCCTGCATAGCGCGCTCGCCGGGGGCTTCGCGCGCCATCCCAAGACCGGCAAGCCGCTGAATGTGCACCCGTACAAGGACGCGGTCGACGCGGTCCGTTACCTGAATGAAAATCTCATGGGCGCCTCTGCGGATTGGATGGTCAAGTTGCAGAAGATCGCCCGCGCTGATTGCGCTTGGTGACGTGGTAGGCAACCGCGCCGCAATGTAGTAGACGCCCCCGGCCGGAATGGCACTCGGCGCACTCGGCGCGGCTCCGAAGCAGAAGCCTACAAAGACACTCTCGCCCGCGCACGGGCAGGCCCCCGAGAACCTCGCACTCGACCCCGACATCGTCGCCCGCGTCAAGGACGAGCTCCTCCCGCTCATTCGGAGCACGCGCAGCGACCGGCAAGTGCTGCGCGACCGCTGGCTGCGTTACTACCGCATCTGGAGTCTGCGGCACGACATCCAGGGGTACAAGGGCCGCACCAACACGTACTTTCCGGTTGGCCGCCGCTGGATCGAGCAATGGGTGACGCGCTTAAAGCGCGACCTCTTCCCTGACTCCGACTGGTTCGCCTGCCGCGCGCTCCGCCAGGACTTCGAGGATCGCATCCCGGCGAAGGTGGCGCTTCAGAAATACTGGATGCGGCGCTATATGCGGCTCCGCCGCCACGCGCTGCCATTCTTGCGGCAGCTTGTCATGTACGGCACGTCGCCGGTGCGCAACGTGTGGCGTTGTATCGAGCATGAGCAACCCGCACTCCGCGATGTCCTCGAGGACGACGGCACGCCGTCGGGCCGGACGATCGAACAGCTCGAAACGGTGGCGGACTTTTTGGGTCCGACGTTCGAGCCGGTCGACCTCTTCGCGTTCTACGTGTGGCCGGTCACCGCCTCGGGTGTCGACACCGCCGAGCTCGCCTTCGAGGATCGCTGCGTGTCGCGGGCGCATGTCGAGACGCTCGCCAACCGCCCGCTCGACCCGGCAAACCCGAAGGCGGGGAACGTCTACGAGGGCCTCCCCGAATTGCTCGAGCTCTATGCGTCGGCCATTTCGGCTCGCGGGTCGAGCTCGAGTGGCGCCAAGTACGATGCCCTCTCGATCCGGCTCGCCGACAAGGGGTTTACCGCGCCACTCGACCAGAATTTGCCGATGGCGCTCCGGCCCCTCGACCTCACCGAGTGCTCGTGGATTAGGGACCTCGAGGGCGACGGCGCGCAACGGTATCTGGTCACCCTCGGCGCCGATTCCATCGTGCTCCGGATTCAGCGCCGCCCGTTCTGGCACGGCGGCCCGCAATGGCTCTGCGGCCGCTTTGTCGAGGTCGCCGAAGAATTCTA